TAGATACCGCAGCTACAGCAGATACTGATACTCGAGTTGCACTACTAGTTAGTGTCAACGGTTCGCTGTCTGCGTAATAAGGCTCAGATTTAAAGTATCTTCCATCAACGTCAGAAAGTACATTAGTTTGTTCTTCTTCTGTTTGTGGGGAAGAGAATTCAATTCTTGCTTTAGCTACCTTTGCTGTTCCACTTGCGTATATAGCAAAGTTATGCGGCGCTCCCGGAGTTACTGGAATCCAATCAGATATGAGGGCTACCCGGCCATTAGATAGTGCAGTAAGTTTTGCTACAGTGTTGCCAAAAATAGCTGAGTTTGTAGGTGCCGGGGTCACTTGGATTAATTCAGCGTTAAATGGTTCCCACCCAGTGGTATTTACGTCAAAACCTGGATTCGGTATTAAATTTTCTAAATCTGTTTTAATGTTTAATTTAACAAGTCTTGGATCTTCGTATACAAGGGCAGGCAACTTGCCACTAACGGTAATCTCACTAACCGGTAGCTCTCTAAATTGAAGCATGTCTATTACGTACTTATCTGCTCCAGCGGTTGGAGTAATAACTAGTGTTGGTTTAGCGTATACGGCGTTGCTTGGAGCAACTAACCCATCTTCTACTCCAGAAGAAGCAGATTTAAATTCTGACCAATATCCGGTAGTAGCACTTAAGGTTGGGCCGGAAACGCTTGTAGAGATAGAAACACCCGCGGTATCAAACCATTGAATTTTTGCTACTGCAGTAAAAGAAGCTGTTACAGCTTGAATAAATCCTTTAAACATGTACCTAGAATTAGCTTTTACTGGAATTCCGTAAAGCACTGCGTTAGCAGATGCTCCAGGGCAACGCAAAGTAATATCACTAGTGCTTGTAGCTGTTACTACTCCTAAAGAAATTTGACGTAGTGGGTAGTCTTTATTAAAAAGAGTAGGTTTTGGTGGAGTTAGCCCAACACCTAAAGTAGACAGAGTGTTTGCGTATGTACACACCGCAATAGTTCCGTTAGTTGCTGCCCAACGTCCAACAGACTCTTCAAATGAGGAATCGTTATAGTCTAAGAATAAGTTGTTTCCGTATGTAATTCCACTATCCCAGTGAGTTAAAGCGGTAGTGTAAGTAGTTATGCCGGCACTGGTGCCTTTAGCAGAGTTTACAAAGTTTCCCGTTTTATACAAAGATCTGTGGTAAGTGTCTCCAAGAGCAGGTTCGTAAATAAACCCTAAATCGGTAATTTTATTTTTTAATAGGTTAGAAGGAATTTTATACGCATCAAAAGAGTTATATAGAAGCTCAGCTTGGGTTTTTATTTTGTCGTACTCTAAACCATAGGCATCTAAAACCTCTGTTAATTCATTTTCTTCGTACTCACCAATTGCGTCTCCAATTCCCTGGGTTTCATTTAACCAGGCTGCCGGAAGCCAATTTTTAAAATAACGTTGAGTTCTATTTGTAATAATTGTATTTACTTTAGAAGTACCACAATTAATCCAACCACTTAAAGTGCTAAAAATCCAAAGAGTGTAGGTAACTTCTCTATTTGAGTCAGAAAGATCTGAAGCAGTATCTATATAGCTTGTTAAATACGCTCCAGTAGTGCCAAACGCAATAGGTTCTCCTGAATAAGCTCCGTCTGGAGTGCCGGTAAAAGTTTTTGTTAAACGCCAATGCGTAAGGGTTTCACCTAAAGCAATAGAAGCGGGGTTTGCGGTAACAGCTTTCCAACGGAGAGAAATTACTCCATAGTCATACGCCCAAGCAGTAAGTTGGGAAGAGTAATAGAGACGATCAGCGTCGCTTTGACCGTACTTAAAACTGGGATCGCCATAAATCCCAAATGCATATTTTGCCATATTTTGCCCCTGTTAAGTTACATGCCAGCTAGTAAGAACGGATTAAATCTGTTTCCTTTTGCGATTGTTTCAACAGCTGTTAAAATTGTTGTTAAAGACGTGTATGCGGTTCCGCCTACGTATAAAACTTCTGCTGTGCCTACTTTTGGTAAGCCATCAAAATCTACGTTAAATCGAAGAGTGTTTGCGGCATTTCGTGTTTCTACTAAGTTTGTAGTGCCCGCAGTTGTCTTAGCGGTAAGCCCTACTATTCCAGAAGCGGGAGATATTACATCCCCTGTTTTCTTAAAATAGGGTGCAGCAGCAACTCCAGTAACTAGACCTGCTTCGATGTTAGATAACCGAGCAGACAAAGACGACCAAGTACCTGTTTGAGCAAAAGTACCTAGGTAGCTAGAAGATAGAAGAGTTGTACCTAGGGATACTTGTAGAGCACGTGTCTCGTCTTGAAGGACGTTTACGTGGTCAGCAAATACTGTGTCTACAAGGTCTACCTTTGGGGTAAAGGACCGGATCGACGAAGGATACTGTGCAGCCATTTCTCACCTATTCTATTCTCTTGGGTTATTCTCTAAGACTTTAGATCTACTGTCATGACAAACCGCCAGTTACGTTAATAATTAGGTTTGCAGTCTGCAATACTGGTATTTGCCCGCTAGTTAATTGAACACCGGCTGTAGAAGCTGAGCTTGTATTGTCAGTGTTTAGCTTAGCAATTACTAAAGATGCTACGCCTTCTACCCCTGCAGCTTTAGCCATAACTGTTGAGTAAGCAACAAGTTGTCCAAAGTCAACGCTTTCGTAAGCAAACAAACCACCTGGGTTTAAAAATACGTCTCTAATTTCTTGTTCAATGTCTGCGTTATTATATGAAGAATTTGCAGTAACAGTTAAGGTTACGTAAAAATCTACGTAAGTAGGTGATTGAATTGTAACTGTAGTTCCTACAGGTATTTTATCAGACAAATATGCAGATACTGCTGCTGATAGTTCAGTCCAGTTTAGTGTAGGCGACCCGCTAACAATTCCAGGAGTTACTGAATCATCATTTTGAGTTTGTAAGTAAAGAGTTACAGCACTGTACACAGCAGCTATAGCTTTTGTTCTTCCAACTCCAGGTACTTGTGAAGCTAATGCAGAGTAATCTGCAGTAGTCACAGCTCTACGACGAGTAGTAATTGCGTTTTTAATTTTAGTGCGTATTTGATCGTTATCATCTCCGTCAGCCCCGCCAAAAGCAGCTGAAGGGTTAGAAACAGAAAGGTAACCAACTGCTTCTGGAACAATGTTTCCTGGAATAAAGGTAACTTCTTCAATAGATCCTGAATTTAAGTTTCCAGCCGCTCCGGTACTAATTCTATACAAAGCACTAATTACTTGGTTTGCAGGTGGTATTGCTCCATTTATTCCGTCACCAAATTCTAAAGAAACGGTTCCAAATTCGTCTACGTTTGTTGTAAAAACTAATTGGTTTGGTCCAGCTTCAGTTAACGACTCTACATAACTCCAAGGAGTAAAAGCAACGCCTTGACCAACATAAACAACTACAGATTTATCAACAATGCTAGTATCAACTAATTCTATAATTTGTTGAGCAGTTCCATCAGAAATTCCTAAGTTTACTGGCAAAGGTTTATTTGTAGTAGGACTAATTAAGTCAGGACGGTCAGTGTTGACTGTTTTTCCTTCTTGACATGCAAGAGTTACGGTGTCACCAGCAGCTAATTGTGTGGCACTAGCGGTGGTTTCAAAATAAACTTCTGTAAAGTCTCCATAGAGGAGGGTTGCAAGTACCTGAGTTCCAACAGGAATGTCGATTGCTTCATCGCTAATGTTTTCAAATACTACGTTTAAGCGAGCAGGCGTAGGTCCAGAAACTCTGTATCCGTACAGCTTGCCAAGGTCAATTAAAGTTTTCCTACGGGCAGCGGTGTCTATAGTAAGTTCGTTTGCTACTCGATCTATGTAATAGGACATTATGTCGCCCATATAAGCAAAAGACTCTAGAAGAACTGTACCTAGGTCGCTTGGGTCGTCGGCAGTCCACGCGTAGTTTGTTCTAACATTTACTAGGCTTGTTAGGTCTTCCAACAGAGCCTGATAGTCTCTAGACGTATAGTCTATTTGGGAGGGTACTTCATTAGCCATTTTTCATCACCTCGTGGTAGTCGCGTCTGGATTTAAAGTTGTAGTTACAACCGTAATGCTATCTTCAACAAAATCAGGTAAAGTTACGTTAAGTTCAATGGTTACCGCACCCGTGTCTAAAAACCCCTTTACAAGAATTTTATTAACAGTTAATTCTGGGATCCAAGTAGAAATTGCTGAGCGAATTGCGCTAGTAATTGCTTTTTCTACATTTCCTTGATTTTCAAACATTGCTAAGCCAACATTAGTCCCATAAGTAGGTCGCATAGGACGTTCACCTACAGCCGTAGATAGCAAAGTTAAAACCCTATCTTGATAAATTTTTCTTTGATCTGTCGTACTAGTTGTTTTACCAAAAGGATCTAGAGTAAACGGAAAAGATATAGCTTTCATCCTTGTACTCCTATCCATACTGGTTCTTCAAGTAATCCCG